AATTTTTCCATTGTTTTGGCTGCACCATCTGTTGGATTCTGCAAGGAAAGAATCACGTTACGAAGGTGCGTACCGCCTTCCGCTCCCTTGATACCATTATTCGCCAAGATACCAAGTGCTGTATTTAATTCTGCAGTTCCACCTTTGACTGTCTTTGCTGTTGCACCAATGGTCAAGATACCTTCTCCAAGCTGTCCTACAGAGGTATTTGTGCTTGATGCAGTCTTCGCCATTTGGTCAACCATTTTATTTGCATCAGACGTTTCCATTCCAAGGGCAGACATCGCATCAGTGACCATGTCGGATGCTGATGCAAGATCAAGACCACCTGCTGCCGCAAGATTAAGTACAGTCGGAAGTGTATCAGCCATCTCCTGCGTATCGTACCCGGCAAGGGCAAGGTAATTTAATGCCTCAGCACATTCACTTGCTGAAAACGCAGTCTTAGCCCCCATCTCTTTTGCAAGGTCAGACAGTGCATCCATTGTATTGACGGACTGTCCGTCAAGCTTTGACATGGAATCCTTTGTAATTCCCATCGTAGCCTGAACCTGGCTCATGGAACTTTCAAAGTCTGCTGCTGTCTTTACAGAAGCAACACCCAGACCTGTTACCGCAGCAGATGCTACAGATACTTTCTTTCCTGCATTTGTAACACCATTACCAAAGGATTCCACCTTTGATCCTGCTTCTCCGATTTTTGTAAGTGTCTGATTGGTCTTGGATGCCTGTGACTCCAGCTTTTTAAGTTCAGCTTCCGTCTCGGCAATCTCACGTTGAAGAGCATCGTACTGCTCCTGTGAAATCTCACCCTTCTGCAGCTGTTCATTTGCCTGCTGTGCTGCTGTCTTAAGGGTTGCTAATTTTTCCTTGGTTTCTCCAATTGCCTGTGTCAGAAGTTTCTGCTTCTGCACAAGAAGTGCTGTATTAGTCGGATCAAGTTTTAACAGTTTTTGTACATCTTTTAATGCAGACTGCGTATTCTTAATCTGACCGTTGACTCCTTTAAGAGCTGTCTGCAGTTTGGTAGTATCACCGCCAATTTCGACAGTGATACCCTTGATTCTGTTTGCCATTGGCGTCTACCTCCTTAAAAAATTGCATAATAAAAGCTCGGATTCGTCCGAGCCATCAGAACTTATCAAAGTCCTCCTGTGTTGCAATGCTGTCATATTTTACAGAATCGTTTCCTTTCTCCGTCCAGATATCCATTACCATACCAATGGTCAGATAATCCAAGTCTCGGATGGAAAGGCCGATTTCTAAGCAACGCAAGAGGAACAGGGGCGTTGTCATCTCCCTGCTACTGCGTTCAAGTTTTTTTTAGAGTCAACATCCGTGATAAGGTTCGTACCCCAAAGAGCAAGAATCTCCGGCAGCACTTCATAGATGGAAAACATCTCAAACTGGTCAAGCCAATCATCGATGTTATCTGGGATGGTGTTGTCTGCATGATATGCCATGATATATGCCACGTTCTCGAAGATTTCCAAATCATCGATAGCGAACTCTTCTCCCTCTTCCTTACTGCCTTTATAGGAGCTTTCCAGTTTTGCTAAGTCCTTGAAGATATCTCGTTTGAACTATGCACGATATAATCTTGGAACAGTGGCAGAGGAACGAAATGCGACCTCTTTGCCACCAACATTAATTACTTTCTTCAGCATAATTATTTACCTCCTGTCGAAGCAGATGAAGCAGAAGCGGTCTTTGCTACTGGAACATAGACTGCCTTGTACCAATCGTTGTAGGTTGCATCCGTAGTTGTATCCCCGGTTCTGCTCTTTACAAGACCATCCTCTCTAGGATCTGCTGTCAAAGACAACTTCTCAGTACCAGGTTCAATGGTATCTTCCTTTGTTTCAGATTCGATAGAAGGACGAGATGCCGTGCAGTTATACATAACATGACGAATGCACTTAGCATCACCATCAAATTCAAAAAGCAGTGCAAACTTCTCCATCTCAGCAATCTTGGAATTTTCTACAAGAACACCATTCTTGTCAAGTTCCTCCTTAAGGATGTCAGTTCTAAACCATTCCGGAATAAGGGCAATCTCTAAATCTCCGCTATAACCGTTGTTAGATACAGAACGGAAATACACGATACCATCCGCATAGAACGGAGAAGTATCACCTTCTGCATCCAAACTGATGCTTACTGCACCGGGAATTGCTCTTGGTGTTTCATAGGAATAGCCACCATCCTCTGTCCTTGTCAGCTTTGCTGCATGGACGTTTTTAAGGTTGTATTTTACTTTATTACCCATAGCTTTTATGCCTCCATTTCAAATGAATATAGGACTTCATACATCTTTTCGCTTTCAATCCATGTTTCCAAACGGTCATAAAAAATGCCGTGACTATCAAGCACGGATTCAACTTTCTGTTCTACCGACAAGTCCTTCAAATCGGTATACAGTTCTATATGAACTTCGTTTACCTTCAAATACACTCTTCCGTCAGCTGCAAAGTTATCACTGTCGGGCAAGAGATAGCAGATAAACGGTGGATTGGGACTTTCGCCCTCTGCAAAATGGTCATATGCAAAGGGAATCTCCATTTCTTTAACAATCTGTAAGAGTTCTTCCATCACATACCTCCAAGTGCTCTTGCAATTTCTGTTTCCAACGTTTCAATCGCATTCTCTTCTGCCTGAGCAATGTGAGGTCTTGCAGCCACTCTTCCACCACCACGTTTTGCGTGACCGTGTTCAAGAAGATGAGCAAGCTGATATCGATTCTTGGAGTGTACCGTCAGTTCAAGTGAATTTGAAGTTTCCTTCGTTTTCTTGACTGACCAGCTCTTCGCATAGGCTCCCGTATCCTTTGGAGCAGATTCAGCGATATCTTTCCTTACTGTATTTCCTGCCTTCCTTACAGACTTCTTTAAATCATCTGTAGCCAGATCAGCATACTCCTTGAGACCGTTCATGATTTCATCTGCAAGGTTATCAATCTTTACATTTGCCATCACTATCTCCTCACTTTCTCACATTTCAGTTTCAGGCATTTCTTCTTATAGTTCATGTGGTCAATAGAAACGATGTTATAAAGTGAGCCTTCAAATATAACTCTGTGTTTTGTAACATCAAGACCTACAAGAGCCTTACAGTATCTGACCGTAAAAGAAATATCCGAATCATCTACAATAAGACCTGCCACACTCTTTTCAGAGCCGCCTTCGCCACTTACCGTTGCAAAGCAGGTGTGATAGTCAGTCCAGTTATTCTTATGATTGCCGATGGCATCTACAACAGTTTCATTCTTCTGCACGGTAATCTTCACATTCAAAAGAGCAATATCCATCAGAACACACTCCTTCTTACACCTTCAAGCAGTGAGCGAAGGGAAATGGTAAGCTGATGGTGGTCTGCATCTTCTCGATGTTCATACAGATAGGCAACTGCGTACATGACAGCAATCTTTGATGATGGAATCGCACCGAGTTCATCAACTGATAACCTGGCTATGTCTGCACAGAGATTCTGCCCAGTTGTGATGAAGTTCTCGATAAGTGCATCGTCATCATCAAAATCCACACGAAGGTAACCTTTCATCTCATCAAGATTTACAATCATTTCTATCACCACCTTATAATCTGTGACACCTTATGACTGGCATTCCCTATATTTATATATAGGCTTTATTTTTTATCTCTATAGAAAAGGATAGTAAATAGCCGTCATAGGGTGTCACACTTAATTATTCTTAACCCTTAGAACTTGCGGTTTCTTCCTTAAGTTTTAAGATCTTTACTGCTTCAGGAAGGATAAGCTTACCATCGACTCTTTCTTTTGCAACATAACCTACCATGCCGTTACCAGCGAAAAGTTCACGAAGTTCTGCAAAAGAACGAGAACCACGATCACCAATGTTGTAGTAGCTATAATCACCGAATGCAATCGCATTTGTAGGTGCGAAAGCAGAAGTGTGAACAGCATAGCCAAGAACTCTGTCAGGTTCTCCTTCCTTGTAAGAAGGCTGCCAGATATATGCTCCGTTGTTGTCCTTAAGCTTTCTGATAGAAGCAAGTGTTGCATCATTCATGATGAAAGATGCGTTCTTACGATAAGGTCTCTTAAGACCATATACCAAATCGATAAGGTCATCGGACTTGATGGCTGCAGTAAGTGTTGCTGCAATCTGACCACCACCGTTTGCTGCGAAGATACCAGTAGGCTTTCCAGTTCCGCTACCGTTAAGGAATGCATCCTCTTCGGCATTTGCTAAAGCCTTACCAAACTGGGTGATGATGTAGTTTTCAAGACCGAAGGCATTGTCATAAAGCAACTCTTCAGTAACCTTGATTGCTACATGAAGCTTGTAGGCATCAAGATAGATCTGATCAAATGTTGCATCACCAAAAGACAATGCTCCACCTTCCTCAATCCATGCTGCTGCAGGCTTGGTAGCTGCGATGTTGATTTTGTGCTGACCTGCAGTAGTAATCTTTGTAGCAAGGCTGCGCATGATATTCTCGCCATCAAGCACATCAACAAGTCTGCGGTCATACTCTTCCGGCACAAGGTATCCTCCATCGGCATCTACACCTTCCTGAAGCACATTGCTTACATTGCGGAAATTAGAACGCATTGCAGAAAGCATCGCATCCTTATAAGCATCGGAAGCACGCCCCTTCTTTACTTCCTTGGCATCACCCATAAAAGGCTTACCGGTAATCGGAGAATTAACAGGCTTTGCAAGTTCTGCTTCTCTGCGTTCTGCTCTCTGCTGACGGTCGATAGCAGCTGTCAAATCCTCGATTTCCTTCTCCATCTTGTTATAGGTCGCTGTGTCCTCATCCGAAAGCACACCGTTTTTATCCTCATGAGTTTCTACAAAGTTCTTTGCAGTATCCCACACTTTTGCTCTTTTTTCGATTAAATCCTTAATAGTCATAATAGAATTCCTCCTTAAATGAATTTCTTAATAAAATCAAGACGCTCCTTAATTTCTTTTGCAGGAGTGCCTTTGTTTGCAGGTGCAGAAATCTCTGCTTGCTTTGCTACAGTTTGTTTAGACTGGACATAGTGTTTTTCCAGTTTGTTCATAAGAGCGTTGTTTACTGCCTTGCGTGAAAAAAGCATCGAGTCAGTTGGTTTCTTTTCCTTCTCTTCGGTGCTTTCATCATCTTCATCCTCTTCTTCGGAATCAGTATTCAGTTTTGTTTCTGCTCTTGTAATGATGTCATCAGCAAAGCCAAGTTCAACAGCCTTGTTGGCATCCATCCAAGTTTCAGCATCCATCAAGTGACTAAGTTTCGACCTTGATAGACCAGTCTTAATCACATAGGCGTTGATGATGGATTCCTTAACTTCTGCAAGCATATCAATTGCCTTCTGCATTTCTGCATGGTCACCAAATGCTACCGTAGCAGGGTTGTGAATCATCATCATGGACACAGGGGACATAAGAACGGTATTTCCTGCCATCGCAATGACCGATGCAGCTGATGCTGCGATACCATCAATCTTCACTGTGACATTTCCTTTGTACTGTATGAGCATATTGTAAATCTGAGCCGCAGCCACACAGTCACCACCCGGAGAATTAATCCATACGGTAATATCTCCACTTCCGGCATTTAACTCATCCTTGAAAAGCTGTGGTGTGACATCATCGTCAAACCATGACTCCTCGGCAATCGTGCCATGCAACTCAAGGATTCGTTCTGCGACTTCTTCGTTTGCCTGGTTTAGAGTCTTTCGGCTCTTCCAGTTCCAGAACTTCTTGTTCTTCATCGTCATTCTCCTCTCCGTCTGATGTATCTGGACTTGATGCAAAGATACCTGCATCTTCAAGCTTGGTCATATTGCCGTTGATAAGATAAAGATCACCACCCAACTCAGCAGGAATCCTGTCGAGATTCTCAAGTTCCCTTATGTCATTGGCAGACATCCAGCCATTCTGTCTTGCAGTGGCATAACCGTTCATACGGCTCTGATAGTCACCACGAAGAAGTCCATCCACATTAAACTTGATAAAATAATTCTGTTTTTCCTCTGCAGATAACAGAGAACGAGCCATGTTCTGCTCCCACCTTGAAACCCAGGGGTCAAGAGTGTATTTCACAAATTCAAGTGACTGCTGCTCAATATTAGAAAAGCTCGATTTCTCAAGATCTCCGACCATATGAGGTGGGACTCTGAAAATTCGAGCAATCTCATCTATCTGAAATTTTCTTGTTTCTAAAAACTGTGCCTCGTTTGGAGAGATGGAAATCGGTGTATATTTCATTCCTTCTTCCAGAACAGCAATCTTATGTGAATTCGCACTACCACCAAAAGTCTGTGACCAGCTGTCCCTGACCTTTGACGGGTCTTTGAGAGTTCCAGGATGTTCAAGCACACCACTCGGAGCAGCGCCATTGGCATAGAACTTACTTCCATACTCTTCAGCTGCGATTGCAAGACCGATAGCATTCTTGGCCATTGCAATTGGAGAGTAGCCTACAAGACCGTCAAAGCCAAGTCCCGGAACGTGCATGACCTCATCAGGAGCAAGCTTAACAGAAGATCCTTTATTGGTTGGGGCATCATCAGAAGTGACCTGATATTCATAATAAAGATGTCCTTTATCGTCTCGGTCAACTCTCATACGATTTGGCATCAATGGATAAAGAGCAATAATCTCACCCTTGC